AGTCCATACACTTTTTAGTTTTAATACTCCGCCTTTAACAAAGTCCTTAAACGATGTAAAATCTTCGGTAACGTGTTTTCTTTTATTACTTTTCATCATATCGTATACTTCTTATTTATATTAATTTATTGTTTAACGAATTTGTTATATAGGATCTTTTCATATTTGCGGGCTTCTTTTTCCCATGGACGATTCCATTCTTTTTCATCAGACTCGTCTTTATATCTTTGACCTTTCCAAAGACTATAACCAGTCCTGTATACGAGCTCTTTTTTTGCATATTGCTTAACATGAGTCATCTCATGAAAAAGAGTACGCAGTAATTCCGCATTATCTTGATCGCGATAGAGATCAATAAAATAGTAATGAGGATCATCAGTGCTATAGCAAAGACCATAGGCATTATGCTCTTCGAGCAGTTTATTCTTGCGTTTTACTATTAGATCGAGTTTGCGTTTATTGGGCAATAACTCATTTATTGCAAAAATAACAGATTGTTTTATGATAGCTTTAAGAGCAGGATCCTCCTTAAATCCATATATTCTTATGCGTATCATATATTATATCTATGTTAATAAAAAAGGCTGGGGTTTCCCCCAGCCTAATCAACCAACCCCTTAAAATTAAGCGTATAGTGAAATCATCTCTGCTAGAGCTGCGCTATCAATATTAACTCCAGCTGCACTTGCTCCTGCTGCCATATTAAGACCGCGTTGCAGTTTTCTGAAGTTAGCAGTTTGTTTGCTCTTGCCTGCTTTTAATAGTGCGATAACTTCTTTGCGTTTTGATGAGCTAAGAGTTAGACCATCTGCGATTTCCATATCATCGACGATTTTCTCCATGTGCTCATATACTTCATCGTCGGTAGGATCAATGTCAATCATAAACGCACGAGTACGAATAGCACCATCTGGATCGAGTTTATCCATTGGCAAGTTACTAATGAAAATAATACGACCTGTAAATTCGAAATAGCGAGGTATCAAACCTTGATCAAGAATCTCGTCATCGGTCATATCCTCATCTGGATCAACAACATTTTTACCCATCTTATTCCAAACAAGCTTACGATTTTTCTTTGTATCGGTAGCTGCTTTAATAATGTTACGGCTTTCTTGATCTTTTAGTGCATCATCGCTATCATCAAAAAGAACAATCTTGTCTTTATATTTGAATAGCAAGCTATACATACCAGCTGCAGTTGCACTACCAGTGTTTTTGAAATAGCCAGCGCCGTCTCTTAGACCAGCTTGTTTTAAGATCTTTTCAACACCGTGTGTTTTACCAACACCACCTCGACCAGCAATAAAGAGAGCATTGCTCGCTCCGCTAATGGTCATGCGAATAAGGTTTTCCATGTGTTCAAGCTGCTTTTCATAGACAAGACGATCAACATTCTTCTCGAATTTCTTTTCGTCTCCGGTTGGCTCATATGTTTCATTGCTGCTGCCACTACGTACAGTTACTCGTGCACAACCTAGTTTGGATAGAATTTTATCCTTATCTTCTTTGAATTTTTTAAGATCAGCTTTTGTACCAACAAAGGTAAACTTATTTCCGCTCTTTGTAATAACATCTTCGCTTGCGTTTGCTACAAGATAATCAAAGATTTTCTGACCTGCACTGCGATATGCTTTATAGACTGCAAGTCGACTAAACTTTGGATCAGTAAGCATGTCAACAACACTATCAAAGATGTCGTCCATGCTTGCGCTAGCGCTTTCGATTAGAAAGTTTGGTTTATATTGTAGTGTGCTTTCATTAAGCTCAACATCATCTGGCAGGGTCCAACCGCTGCTATATTTAGCACCGTTAAGAATTTCTGCAGCGATTGGCAATGTTTTTACAAGACTAACCTTTTTATCAAACTCAATAGTTTTCTTTGTTTTGCCTCTGAAAACGTCAATGCTTTGAAGAGCCATCATATTAACGCTGCTGCTAGCCCAGTTAAAGCGAATGCTTTGCTTTCCATCTTTGCCATAAAGACGAATGCCATAGCCGCTATGGTCATCGCTGCTAAATTTTTCAATACCAGGATATCTGAAAAATTTATTGCCCGTTTTCTTATTCAAATAGCTAGTGATAATTTTAATAGCGCTATCAATAGAACTTACATCAATTTCTTCCTTTAAGAATTGTTTAAATGATAATGTTGTCTGCATATCTCTTATTTATACTTTTCTTTTATTCAACTGTAAAATCTGCAAAATCATTAACTTTACGCGATTTGCTCGCAAAAGGACTGCTGACGACTGGTGTTGGACTTGCAGCATTAATTAGATTAGCTGTAGGATCAGCAATGTCATATAGTCTCATTTTTGCACGATCAAGACCAACAGTAAATCTCTTATTTTTTGAAATATCATTATAACGATTTTTAAGCTGTTTGATCATGATCTGACCCATACTTTCAAGCTGTTCTGTACTAAGCAATGCAAGAAATAAGTCAGCAGTAGCTGGCAAACCAAAACTTTCACTTGTATCAGTAAGCTCCATATCGCTGCTGCTTGCACCCTGTCGATTAACCTGTGTTGCTGTCCAGATTGGCACATTATTTTCAACAGCAAGACCACGTAGTTCCTCTGCAATTGCTTTTACAAGACTATATGTGTTAACACCACCGCTCAGCCCCTTGATTCTGCTGCTAGCACAAATATTAAGATAGTCGATAAAAATAATATCAGGCTTAAAGTTCTTTTTTAATGATAGCTCATTAAGCAATGCTCTAAAATGTCCAGCATGCGCACTTGCAGTTGGATATTCTTTAATGATTAGTTTGCCATGAGTCTTTTTGGATATTTCATTTAGTTTAGTTGTGAATGTTGATTCACTTAGATTCTTAATTTGGTCAATACGAGTATCAAGCAGATTCGCATCAATACGCTCTGCAATTCTTTCCTCTGCCATCTCCATGGTAATATAGAGAACATTTAGACCTTGAGAAAGATATGAACTTGCAAAGTGACACATGACCAAACTTTTACCAACACCAGTATTATGAGAACTGATTCCATTTGTATAATAACGATGATTATCGTGATCAACATGAATATCAACAATTGGAACGATATTTCCTGTCTTTTCTACTCTATATGTGTGATAATTACCATCATCACATAATATCCGTAAAGATGATTCATTGGAATTATTATTTTGAATTTCTAAAAGTTCTTGTGCATTTTTCCATCCGATATTTGTTTCAAAAAGATGTTTTTCATTACAAATAACTCTTTTGTTGTTACATTCAAAAATATATTCTTCCCACTCACCTTTATCAACAAAATCTGATACATTTACCCAACCATCAGGCGAATCAACTTCAATTTTGTAACCCATTTCAAGCAAGGCTTTTACTTCGCCAATTGCTATAGTTTTTTCTTCAACTTCACTTTTAATCATAGAATTTAATAAATTTCACAGGATAAAGATTCATTTTTTATAAATAAAAATGTTGATCGCGGAACGGCAATTCCCACCAACTCTAAACTTAAACAATAAAACACCGAAGTTCAGCATGAATATTTATTCTAGAATATATAATAACATAGTTTCCAAAAATGTAAATAATAAAATACATTGGAAAGAGAAAAATTTACATCGCCATCATATAATACCAAAACACCATGGTGGACTTGATGAGGAATCAAACTATACATATTTGACAGTTAGAGAGCATATTATAGCACATTTTTTGTTGTGGAAAATACACGGTAAAATAAATGATCTAAGATCAATGTATATGCTTGGAGCAAAATTAACGCGCTTACAACGACAATTAGTTGGAAAATGGTGCTATGAAAACAAAATTAGTGTTTTCTCTGAAAAGTATGACAATCAACGAAGTGATTGGAGTAGAAGAGGAGTAAAAACTCAAATTGACAATAAAATTGGAATTCACAATCCTGACAACTTCAAAAAATTTGCTTCAATGGGAGGTAAAGCAACAGCTAAATCCGATAAGAGATACGATTTTAGATCATGGGATAAAGAAACATTAAAGGATAATGCATCAAGGGCTGCAAAAACTCATAAGGGAAAACGAGCGATGTATAAACCAGGAGATTCATCTTTTAAAAGAGTAGCTCCAGATAAATGGGATTATTATCTGGAGCTAGGTTATATTTTTGGTTCTCCAATTAAACATAACAAATGTAAAGGAATGGAATTTCCACATCGTAGAAAGAAAATAGTTATAAATGGAATAACATATGATTCAACTACTGAGGCTATGTCAGTCCTTAATTTAAACTACTATCAAATCAAGAAACTCGAGGAGAAGTGATTCTTACTCTGATTTGAGTATCAGGATGAACACAACCTGCCATAAGCAAGTTCAGGGTTTTACGACTTACACCACCATTTGTAATTGTGTTGAGCATATCAACATCAAATGCAATCTTATCTTCTTTTTTATGATAAAAATCATAGCGCTCTCTTGCATTGTCAATATAATCATGTCCAACATTTGTATCAAAGCAAACGCTCAGCGCATTGCTTAGCAGCTCAGGTATCATGCCTTCACTTTTGTTTGCGCGTTTGCCATCAATAATAGCAATGCTCTCCATAACAGCATTAAAGACTGCTCGATCTTTACACCACTTTTCAGTGTTATCAATCAACCATTCTTTATCTGTTTGTATTGGAGTCGTGAATCCCGTTAGATGTTTTGCAATCTCTGAGATATGTGGACTGTTAACAATATCTGCGTTTTGACATTCAACTGCTAGACTCGCTGCAGTTGGTCGACCGTTATATCTCGAGATATAACTGTCAATAAGTTTAAATGTTTCTTTTGCTGCACCTTCAAAATATTCTGCCTTTAGATGTGGCAAAGCCTTTCTGCAATATTCTTCATTTGTTACTAGATTGTTAAGGATAATTTCTTCAATGCTATGCATATTTTTCTGTTAGAATGTTATTCAAAATGCGATTTAAGATATTCTTAAAATCTGCATCATTTTCGAGTTCGGAGATTTCATAGAGTTCATTGCCTCTTTCAACTTTAAAGTTATAAGCGACAACTGCTCCGAGATCATCGCTTTCACTAATTTGTAAATTAGTATAATAATAGACAACTCCTGCAAAGTCACCTGTTAGTAATTCAATACTAGCATGAGAGCTATCGTGTTTTGAATCTATTATTTTATAATGTTTATTTTCAATCATAAAATTTAGGGGAGACATTGTCTCCCCTTTGGTTTTATTTAATCTTCTTCTTCAACCAGAGCGACACCGCCTAATTTATAGTTTTGTTCAATCTTGGCTTTAAAGTTAGTCTTATCAAATAGCAAATCCCAGAATTCTTTATTCTCTGTATCTGCAGCTCTCAAATTACCACTAAGAGGAGCTTCAGTTTGTGGATCATATGCCATATACCAACCATTTTTTGGTTTTTGTACATAGCCAAGTTTAAGAGCAAGTTCAAGCAATCCACTCCATTTGCTTACACCGTGTTCATAGGTAACAAGCAAAGGAATTTTACTGCCTTCTCGAACAGCACGACTCTTCTCGATTTTGATATTGAATTTGAAGCCAATAAGATCTGTGCCATCTTTTTCTTGAGAACGACTAATAAACCAGATAGCATTTGCACCATAATATGCACCTTTACCACCACTCAGAATAGTCTTGCCATACATCTTTTGCTCTTCATAGGTGTGACCAATTGCAATCATTGGAATATCTTTGAGAGTCAGATATGGTGTGATCATGCGGAAAAGACCTTTAAGAGCTTTAGCACGACTCATATCAGCTGCACTATTCTCGTTAATGGCATCATCAATTTCCTTTTTACTTGCGATGTTACCAAAGCTATCAAGAATAATAAAGACCTTTTCTTTTTTATCAATAGCTTCAAGCTGATTAACAATATCAAACTTAAGCTCTTCAATATTCTTTACTGGAACATGCAGCACTCGATTTGTATCAATGCCAAATGTTTCAAAATAGCTTTGTGGACTGCCAAACTCGCTATCATAAAACAGCAATACACCTTCTTCATTTGCTTTAAGCCATGCAGCAGCCATAAGCAAACTCAATGTACTCTTAAAGCTTTTGCTATCACCAGCAAAAATGGTTAATCCATTTGTAATGCCTCCATCAACTCGACCACTCAAACCAACATTAAGCATTGGCACACCAACACTCACAAGATCTTTTGCTTCAAAGAAGGTTGATTCAGCAAGCACCTCTGCCTCTTTAACACGGCAGTTCTTTTTTAGTTTCTCTAATAATGACATATCTTTATATTACTCTGTTTTTTTACTTTTGTACACTTATTTTTCTATTCAAATAATCCCTATCTGGCTTTTGACCTTGCATTTCTCCACGACAATATTCAACAGCAAAGCTGCAATAGTTAATTGTATCTTTGAAACTGTCTTCAATGCTTTCAAAGTTTGGACTATAGTTTGGATCATGCTGCATTGCTTCAATAACACTACGAATACGCAACATCTTGGCCCAAACAATATCAAGCAATGTGCTTACTCCATTTGGATAATAGTCTGCTTGTTGAATGCTGCTATAGGGATTTTGATAATCATTACCCTTTTTGAGTTGTAATTCTACACACTCTTGTAATACCTTTATACTTTCTTTTTCTTCCATATTATTTTGATTTATAAATTTCTCCAGTTTTTGCATAGTGTTCAATGAGATAAAACTGTCTCTCATAAAGATGCAAATTACCAACTTGCCAAACAATATCTCCAGGCAAAATTCCAAGATCATCGGCTAGTGCATTTTGTACATGACATTGCCATGCGTAATCATTACGATAACCAGCCCATGCATCATTGCTACGCATCTGCACAACAGCATGCAAATGACCATATCGAATCTGATATTGTACAGCATTTGTGCAAATAAAGTCACTCATGCCATCTATGTTATATTCATAGTGCATGCTTGGTCGAGTATAGATCATGACAGCACGACGACTATTAGGATTACTCTTTAATTCCAGTAACACATTTTGATATTGACTAAAGTTCTTTTCATGCAATACGAGATAGCCATAGTTGCTGTTAATGAGTCCACCTTTGCTTGCTACTTGCTGCCAGATCTTTGGCACATCGCCTGGAATATCAGCTACTCTTAGACTTTGTGAAAGATACCATGCCAACTCACGTGTGACATAGTCTTCGTTGACTTCACCAAAAATACTTGGCTCATCAGCAATAAAACTTGCACCAAGGATTTCAATTGTTTTGCAACCAGTCTTATCAGTAATAAACTCTCCTGCAGTATATGAGTCAAGAAAGGAGTTTCGTATTTGTTCAATAGTATTATACATAAAGATTAATTAATTTACGATTGTCAAGCAGCATGATTAGATATCTGCGATCAAACTCTTCAACCTTATTAATGGCATCGATTAGACCTTGCTCACTGGTTTTTCCATGAATATATTCTAATTCTGTTTCAATAAGCCAGTTTATCATAAGCTCACGATCAGTATTTGCATATTCAATAAACTCCTCAAAGTCAATTCGGGTTTTATCATCTTGCCAAATAAAATCCTCTTCGGGCATTGAAGTGACAATACCATAGAAACTTTTTGCAGTTTCAAATAGTTGTGTTCGAATGGCATCGTTCTCACTTAGTATCAGACAATCAATACTATTTGACAGCTCATGCGTTATTGTTTGTATCTCTTTTGTTTTACTCATATTGTTATGGAATGTATTATAGTCTATCATAGTTTTGTTGTTTTGTAAATCTAAAAATCATATTAAAACACTTTCAATTGCCCAATTAAGTGCTCTTTGGCTTTCAGTATGCAAATCTCGGCTTTTATACCAACCTCCAGTATCAGCATCAAGCTGACGTGCAATTGTCTCGAGATCAGTGACATGTATATCATAGCCACGTTTTAGGGCGTTTGCTGCGGTGCTGCAGAGTATGAGATACATCTTATGATACCAACCATTCGTTAATGCTCGATATTCAGCAATTGCCTTTTTATTCACAAAAGGACAATCGACATAACTGGTCCATTTGATATTGCGATTAAGCCGTTGCTTTTGATAGTCAACAAGTTTTTGTTTAAGTTCAGCGCTAAGTTGTGATTTGAAACTATTGCTCTTAAAACTATTCTCATTATATTCAACACTAGCAAGCAGTTCATCAACTGCGATTGGAGCACCATCAAAACTATAGAAAAAACTATATGCTTGAGGATATTGAGCAGGCACATAATACATACGACTCAAATCCTTTGTTTGAGGATCGCCGAGCTCATTATATTTTTTATTGAGTGCATACCAAAAATGTTTGATTTCAGATGCAGCAATATACCGATCAAGAGCAAGTACTACTCTAAACTTTGGTTTTTCAATACGACTGCTTGAGCTATTATAAACAATAGCTTGACAATTCTTAAACGTCTCAATAACGCTCTCTGCATCACCACTATAGTCATCAATATCAAGAGCAGCCCATCCAGCCCAGAATTCAACATTGGCATTTGCTCGAGTTGAATCTGGCTTATAGAGTGCAGGACTAATTAACGGACTGCCCTTTCTTTTCTCATCTCGTTTTGGTTTATATCCAGGTTGAGTATAGAGATTATGCAAACAATCAGAAAAATGTTGCCAATTTTCAAACTCACCACAACGATGAGTTTTATTATCAAATATGCTTTTGAATATTGTAAAACCTATTTTCATACTAGTTTTTTAAAATCACCATGATTATCACTATGGCACGGTGGTTTCCAGCCTTCTGGCTTAATCAAATCTGGCAAACCAAATTTATTAGGTCGACTTGCTTTAACGCCAACCTCTTTATTCATATTTGCTGCAAGCACTTCATCCCATGCAGCATGACTATCAACACCAAAAAGATCAAGTGTGCCAATCGCGACAACACAAAGATCAATTAGCGCATCAACTATTTCTTCTGCATCAGGTGGTTGAATGAGTATTGCCTCTTGTAATTCACCAAGCTCCTCTGCTAAAAAACTAACTCTAAATTTAAGAAACTCAAGTAGCATCTCAGGTGAGAGAGTGCTCAATTTAGTTTTAACGTCATAATGCTTATGCATCTTTTCAATATCTTCTACCCAGTTTTGTGACATATGTTTATTTTGTTATTTGTTATTATGCGAAAAAATCCTCAAGAGAACTCTGTTCGACTGCTCTCCAACCAATCGCGTCAAGAATGAGTTGTATTGGTTCAAGAAATGCTTTTTGAAATTGAGTATCATAGTCAATATAAGACTCAAGCTTGAATTCAGTTGGCAGCTTACCAACAAACGCTATGCAGTTTTCACGCGTTGGATTTTGTGCTCGCAAGAATATGTATTTGATCTTTTCTCCGTTTTTAATCTTTGGCACACTTTTACAATTTACCTGATCAAGCATCCAATTGTGCATAAGACAACCACGAACATGCAACGGTGTGCCTTTTGCATAGATGTTTTTACGATCAGAATATTTGCGAATATTGGTAACTCCTCGTGGCAGACCAATCTGTTCTGGTGTCATGCTTTCAAACTCTGTTCGAAAATTAGCAATTGCAGACTGTGTTTGTTTTTGATCACCGTTAATAATCACTTTAAAGAGATTTTTCATAGCTTCTCGACAAACCTTTGGTGTGCTGCTTTTTACTGCTTCAATGCCTTTCATCTTAATCTTGGGCTCTGCATATTGCACACCCTCGCTGTTATGAACATTCAAGATATATCGTTTTTTGGCAGTCCAGATTGCGCGATCAGCAATAACCTCTCGCTTCATGTTCATGGTATTTTTATAGGCTTGCGTCATATTAGCAAGTGATTGAAAGGTTTTTTTGAAAAGAGGCTCAAGTGCTTTTGAACCAAACTCATCAAGAAATGCTACTGGATTTTTAGGAGAGAATTGAGTAATTACATCTTCAACATTCAAGTAGATGCTATCAGTGTCCATCGCAATAACATAGTCTTTGGTCTTTGCGTTTTTCAAAAAGTTATTGAGATATTCATTGATCGCCTGCTCGGCTTTGTTAATAACAAGCTGACCCGTAAGTGTGATGCCTTCAGCAATAAGAATATCAAAATAGCGAAAGTATTTGTTCGCAATAGCACCGTAAAGACTATTCATCAAAATCTTGATACACATCTGTTCAGTATCAAGACGAGAGATTTCAGATATAAGACTATCAGTCTTTGTGCGTTCATAATCTTGCTGTTTGCTTAACATCTCCTTTTTAATAATCACACGACGATTATAAAGCTCTTCAACAATCTCAGGCAAAAACCCTTGCTTGTCACGACGAAATGTTGCACCATTTGCAGCAACAGCGAGATTATCTTCGAGACCATCAATGCTGCTCATGCCAAGTAGTTTATCAGGACTCAAGTCATTAATAACACTATGTCGCACAAGAGTTTCAGGACTCATATTGTATTGAATAATAATATTTGGATATAGACTATTCAAGTCAAAGCTAAGCAACCAATTATACATGCCAGGATCTGGATCTTTAACATATCCACCAGCATAGTCTTCAGCAAAACTAGCTTTGTTATTTGGTGGCACAGCAATTTTTTTATTTGCAAGATAACGAAAGATAATACTATCCCAGATACCGACAGTGCCAAGCGTATCACCATAGTTAACTCCACCAAAATATGCTAGAGTGAAAACAAGATTAAGCAGACCAAGCTTTTGCTCAAATCTTTCAATAAGTTCAACGTCAACAATGTTATATTCAACATATGTTTGATAGTCTGTCTCATAGAGATTTTTCAAACTGCCACTATAGTCAACTTTGTTTTCACCAAGAACTACTTCAGCAATATGATCAAGCTTATAGCTTTCTTGTTGACCATAGGTGTTGAGAGTAAATTTCTTAAAGAGCTCGAGATAGTCAAGCTGCTGTATGCCCATGATATTATAGCCATATTGCTCTTGACCTTTAACAGTCACATTGCGCTCTTCAATTTGTTTCCATGGACTAAGCTTGAGAACTTCACCTTCATCAAGCACAAGACTGCAACGATTAACAAGATATGGTATATCGAAAAAGTTTGTGTTCCAACCAGTAACAACATCAGGTGTGTTATCAGGATCACTCCACCAATCAATAAAATCTTGAAGCATGTCATTCTCACGAACAAACTCGCGATAATCAATTTTTAAGTGACGAAGTTTACAGATTGACATGTCATATTCCTTGAGACCCCAAACAATATAAGAACTATTTTTGCTGCTCTTGACTGTAATTGTTAGCACACGATTGGTTGCCATGCGAGCTTCGCTATAACCACCTTCATCATCACAATCAACCTCAATGTCAATATATGCAATATCAATAAAGCGTTTGATATAATCAATTCGATTTGGAAATTGGCTTTGAATAAATGTAGGAATCCAACGATCATTGCCATAGATCTTGAATCCCGCGATGCCTTCATATTGTTTTGTAAAAGAGCGAGCTTCGCTCATGCTATCAAATCTCACTGGCTCAAGAGCTTTGCCATCAAGACTGCGCCAACCACTTTTTGGATCCTTTGATTCAACATAAAGACACGGTTTGTATCGAAAGCTTTCATAGAGTTTTTTTCCATTTTCATCATAGCCTCGATATTTGATAGAATTCATATGTCTATCAACATTTGTGTAAAATCCAGTTAATGTCATCGTATAGTATTATATCAAATAATTTTGAATTGTAAACTAAAAAAGCTCTGCCGAAGCAGAGCTTTGAGATATTTTTTTATTCCTTTTATGAGATTGTAAAGCTCTTTGGCTTTAGCTC